ATCCTTTATACGCTGCAAGTGCAGTCGCAACTGCGGCGCCAATTTCTACTTCACCATACTTTGAGTTCTGTGATGCACTAACCGTTGCGGGCATATACATACAAATTGAACTTTGCAATCTTTTGGTGGGCGCACGTTTGATTGATGCAGTTGATGTACCACCACTTAACTGTTCACCACTTGGTGCAAATGTTGGACTTTTACCTTGGAAGTTCACCTGTGCATTTTGTTGTTCGTTGATGTAAAACTGCACATAGTGGCCTTGGTCATTTGACCCTAAGTCTTCTGGGTAGATGACGGTTTCACCTTTGAAGGGATTGTTTGCAAGGGTGTTGTACACATTCGTTTGAAATGTACCACCAATGTTATTGGGAATACCTCTTCCCAAAGGACTGACTAAACCGCCCAGTGCATTGTTAATTCTGTTCGTTGCCCTGTTAATTGCAACATTTTTGATTTCGTTTAAGAATCCACGCATCGTTATAAATATCCTTGTATATTATTTATTTAGGTGTAACATCATGGCATACCGTGGAAGATATAGTCCATCCAACCCCAAAAAGTATAAAGGCGACCCATCTAATATTATTTATCGTAGTTTGTGGGAGCGAAAGTTCATGGTTTATTGTGACATGAATGACAGAATTATAGAATGGGGTTCTGAAGAGTTTTTCATTCCATATCGTTCACCCATTGATGGTAAGATACACCGTTACTTTCCAGACTTCTATGTAAAGGTCAAAACCAAAGAAAACAAAGTCAAGAAGTGGGTAGTAGAAGTCAAACCGAAAGTGCAAACAAAACCCCCTAAAACACCAAAACGCAAAACCAAGAAATACATCAATGAGGTGCGTACATATGCAATCAATGAGGCCAAGTGGATGAATGCGACAGAGTGGTGTAAGGACAGGAATATGGAGTTTATCATCCTCACAGAAGTTGAATTGATGATATAAATAGAAGTATGGCAGAAGAAAGTTACTTTGACAGGATATCGAAACAGATAAAGACGGGCAACGAACCGTTTAAATGGTATCGAAATCGTATTAAGGAATTGGGTACACCTAGTGTGCCTGAACTGTTGCGTAGTGGTGATTTAAATAGAACGCCTGCGTTTGGTTCATTGAATATGTTTGTGTATTCTCCTAAGTTGAGAAATAAACTACCATACTATGACACGTTCCCATTGGTACTACCATTGAAAAGATATAGTAATGGTTTCCTTGGTCTTAACTTTCACTATCTACCATATGCATTAAGAGCGAGATTACTTGATGCGGCTGGTGGTGATAATCTAAGTATCAGTGCGATTGAAAATAACCGATTGACTCGTCCATGTCTGAAAAGATATTTGTATGGGTTTACAAAGTCGGCCTTTCGCAAGATACCAGATGATGACAACCTTACTGCAATTATGTTACCAGTACAACGGTTTAAGAAAGCGTCTGCGACTGAAGTATGGTCAGATTCTAGGAAGATGATTTAATGGCAAAATTCAATTTTGGTAATGTCCTTGGTGGTGCAGTGTTTGGTGGGTTGAATGCAATCCTTTCACACAATGCATCCAGAGATGGATATTCAAAGGCAAATCGTTATGAGGTGGTGATTGGTTTACCGTCTGGTAGTAACAATCCAGAGGCAGGTGATTCTGCACAATCTGGTAACTTGTTATCACAACTACATGGTGAAACTGCAAGACGTATTTCGTTTCGTTGTGACAGTATTTCCATGCCAGGCAGAAACCTTCGTACTCAAATGAATGGTAACATTTATGGCCCACCACATGAGATGGTACAGGGTCAAACATTTGCAGAGGTTGCCGCAACATTCTACATGGGGTCTGACATGGCCGAAAGATATTTCTTTGAGGAATGGCAGAAGGTCACATACAATCCAGACACATATAACATCAACTATTATAAAGAGTATGTTGGTGCAGTTGAGATTTATGCACTCAACGAAAAAGATGAGAGAACAATGGGTGTCCGTCTTGAAGAGGCGTTCCCCAAAACTATTGATGCAATACCATTTGGTCATGCATCAAGTAACACGATAAATAAGTGTAGTGTTTCGTTTGCGTATCGTTATTGGAGAAATATTGCAACCGAACCACAAAAGGCAAATCTTGAGTCTACACTTCAAGATATATTGAAAGACGCTGTTATCAAACAAGTACAAACTCAGATACCAGCTGTTTTGAGGCGATTATTTTAATTATTAATATAGGAGAATATTATGGCGTTGCCTAAGTTAAATACCCCTACGCATGAGATGGTACAACCGTCAACAGGGGAAACAATTAAGTTCCGACCCTTTTTGGTAAAGGAACAAAAGGTCTTGATGATGGCGCAAGAGACAGGTGAAGGTACAGAGATGGCCGATGCCATGTGCGAACTCATCAAGTCATGTACCTTTGGTGCAATTGCAAATCCAGAACAATTACCGTCATTCGATGTTGAGTATATGTTTCTCAAAATTCGTTCCAAGTCAGTTGGTGACGAAATCGAATTACAACTAACTTGTGAAGACGATAATAAGACAATTGTTCCATACACTCTAAATCTTAATGATGTTGAAATTCAACATACTGAAGGTCATTCCAACACAATCATGATTACCGACACAGTTGGTATGACAATGAAGTATCCATCACTGAAAGACTTGAAAAAGTATACTAGTGGTGAGATGGGTGCAGTAGAGTTGACGTTTGGTGTGATTGGTGAATGTCTTGTAAACATTTTTGATGAGAATGAGGTTTATGAGGAACTACCTAAAAATGAATTAGATGAGTTTATCGAATCTATGAATACTGACCAGTTCGCAGATGTACAAGCGTTCTTTGATGGTATCCCTAGATTGAGACATGATATTGTAATCAAGAACCCAAACACTGATGTTGAGAATAAAATCAGACTTGAAGGATTGCAAAGTTTTTTAGGGTAGGCCTTTCTCATGATAGTCTTAAAGCGTACTATAAGACTAATTTTATCATGATGCAAAACTATCATTACAATCTAACAGAATTAGATGATATGATACCGTGGGAAAGGGAAATATATGTCTCAATGTTGAAGGCACATATTGAAGAAGAAAATGAACGCATTAAAAGACAGAACGCACAGTATAAATAATACAAAGGGAGAGAGTAATGTCTGAAGAGAAGAAAACCGTTACCGCAGACCCAGCGGTTATAGACAAGGTTGACAGTAATGGTGATGGACACATTTCACAAGAAGAAATGGAGATGAATTTGGAATTCAAAAGAAAAGAACTTGAAGACGCAGATGCCCGTAGAGATGCAATGCGTAAGATGACTTGGTTTGCATTGTTGGGTATGTTACTCTATCCGGCAGGTATTTTTATTACATCAATTTTAGGACAAGAGAAGGCCGCAACAATTATTGGTGATATTGCACCGACATACTTTGTTGCCATCTCTGCATTAGTCGCCGCATACTTTGGTGCAAATGCATATACAGATAAAAAGAAGTAAGTAAATGGCAGATGACGCACGACAGGCCCAAGCGTTTGCAGAGGCATCCAGACAACTAACTAGGGTTACAGAAGAACTCAGAGATTTTAATCAATCGGCAGGTAAAGAGATTGCATTGACAGTCGCTGGCGATTTGAAAAAGGTCACTGATTCATTCACACAACCGTTTCTAAATCTGCCTGGCGTACAAACACTTGGTGCAGTTGGTAAGACACTGTTCAACAAAGGGTTTGCAATGTTGAAGGACAAGAGAGAACAAGCACTCTTGCGTCAACGTCTTGGTCTTACAAGAGAACAGTTTGGTCATCTTAAAAAACAACAGGCAGTATTTCAGGCACAAGAAAAAGAGGCGTCAGAGTTAAAGTCTGCAACAGAAAATTTACTTGGATTTGATGTAGACCAATTTAACATCGCCGCTGGTATGTTCACCAATGACAAGGGTGGGTTCTTGATGGGTGTCGATAAGTTGATTGGTATGAATCAAGAACAACTTGACGCAGACGATAAGGCTCGTGCAAATGAGATGAAGGGTGCGGCCAAAAGAGTTGAAAAAGATAATGAGAAGATGCGTCAAGAACAAGAGACACAATCTATCTTCCACAGTATTGCAAGAGGTATCGACAATCTTGCAGAAGGTGTCGCAAACATCAAAGCAGAAGATGTCGGTATGGGTCTACTCGCACCGATTGGTTTGATAGGTGCAGTCATTACATCATTTGTTGGTGGGTTTGTAACAGAAATCAAAAGACAATTCAACGGTATCAAGGCGATAATTCTAACATTTGACAAACTTTTTGACCCTATCAAGGCCATCATAAGAAATACTGCAAATACATTCGCAGGGCCCGACACTCTAATTGGTAGATTCTTTACATTCATTGGTGACAAATTCAAGGCAATCAAAAGTTTCTTCACTACAGGTCTAACAAATCTCCAAGGAAACAAGTTTATTACTACTGCATCAACCATGTTGGATGATTTTATCAAGGGTGTGAAAAGTTTATTTCAACCAGTATCAAGAGTGTTTGGTGCAATTGGAAATTCAGTAACCAGTGTTTCTGCAATGGCGGGCAAGGGTGGTGTCATTGGTAAAATACTTGGTTTTGCAAGAGGATTTGGTACAGTGTTGGGTAAATTATTCCTACCAGTAACAATCGTTATGATGGCATTTGATTCGATAACAGGTTTCATTGACGGTTGGAAAGAATCAGATGGTGACAGTATAGTATCTAAATTTATTGATGGTGTTGGTGGTGGTCTATCTAAACTGATAGGTAACTTGATTGGTATGCCTCTTGACTTACTTAAAGATGGTGTCTCATGGATTATGGGTAAACTTGGGTTTGACGGTGCGGTTGAATTCCTTGACTCTTTTAGTTTCAAAGACCTATTGATGGATATTGTATCTGCACCGTTCAACCTTGTATCAAAGGCAGTTGATTATATTGTAGGTCTGTTTACTGGTGAAAATGATTTGATTGCAGACTTGATGTCTGGTATGAGAAATATTGGTGAGGCCGCAAAAGAATTATTGAAAGGTATTCTTCGTGGTATCCTACCTAATCCTGCTGGAGAAGAAGGTGGTAGTAGAATTGCAAACTGGATTAGGGGTGCAGTTTCATCCGTTATTCCAGATGGTGTTTACGAATTCGCTGGTCTTGACCCAAACACAGGTGCAAGGATTCTTCCAGAACCAGATGATACTCAATCTGCATTATTGAAGTCGGCAGGTCTTACTCAAGAGTTTGCAGAGGCGAGAGCGTCTGGTGATGCAGATAGAATGGAAGAGTTAATTAATGCGTCTGAAGAAATGAGGGGTCAACAGGGCGGTGTCGTTGTAAACAACTATAACAACACTGATAATAGTAATAACAGTAGTAGTTCAAGTGTGACTACTCAACCTCTTAAAGATACAGCCGCACCGGCAGGAACAGTACCAGTACTTTAGTGGTCATACACGTTAGGCCCGTCTTGAACTTTGACAGGTTTACAATATGCAGTGACTCTATCCTTGGGGTCTATGTATGAACTATATGAGTAATTACCATATTGTTTAGGAATACGTTTTGC